TAGTTTCACAGAAACTAACTATTTTTGAGCCTCTTGCTTGAGCACTGCTGCAAGCTGCGGATCTTGTTCTAATAGTAGCATTTGTTGTGTGAGGTTGCCCGTTTTCCAAGGGTTTACCTGACCTCCACCAGCATTTGCTACAGGGCTAGGTCTAGCACCCATTCCTGCTGCTGAACTTGGCTTGAAATGATGCTCCCAACCACTGCCAGGATTTTTGAGACTGCTAATATAAGTATTCAAATCTTGCTCAACTCCGCCATTAAGAATAACTACTTTACCTTCAGCGTTCTTTTGTAACTTATTTTGTAACAATGATAAGGTTTGTTCTGCGTTTATCGCTCCAAGATTACTTATAGCTGCGAGGGCTGCTGTTTTTGTAGAAGCTACTTCGTGGGAATTTTTCATCTCTTCTAGCTGTTGAGATAAATTCATTATCTGCTGTTCTTTTTCCTGGGCTGTTTTATTAGCTTCCTCCCAAAGAGTTTTCCATTGACCTTGTTCTTCTAGATCTTTGGTTCGTTTTTCTTCTTTTTGTTTATAGACATCATCTAATTTTCCCTTGATGCCTTTAAATTTTTCTTCTGCTTCAGCAGCTTCCTTACGGGCAGCAGCTAATTTTGCTTCATATTCTGCTTTTACAGAATCTAAATTTGGTGCTTGTGGTTGTGAAGGAGTATCAGCCACGGGCTGTTCAGAAGGATTCACGGAATCAGGCTGAATGACTTTTTCTTCGATTGCCATTAATTATTCAGATAGTGGACTGTCAGTTTTCTTTTTAGCAGCTTTTTTCTTAGTTGCTTTTGGTGCAGGAGTAACTTTAGCAGTTTCCTGTGTTTTAGGTTTTAACTCTGTTACTTCCCATTTGTATGTTCCGTCAGGTTGCAGAACATGGTCTATAGATCCAGCCATAATTTTTATGTACTTATCTACTATTGTATCAGACTATTCAGATTTGGCCTCATTTGCTGATGGTAATACTTCTCCTTGTACTAAAATATCTCTAAATTCCTCTCTATCAATGACTTGTTGATCGAATAGAGATGTTAAGGCTGTAATATCTTGACCAATTAATCTTTCAATATCGAAATCTCTACTAATTTTTACTTCTGGTGGTTCGATTCCAACATACTCGGCTGATAAATTGAAGGCTTTTTGTAGTTTTTGTTCTAGCTCCATAGAAACCATTGCGAGCATAGAATTGGTATCCACACGATCTAGTCTGCGAGCATCTGCTGATTCTGCGACAAACTTCTGTTGTGATAATGTACTAATTCCTAAAGTAGCCATCTGCATTTGTAGCTCTTTTATTTCTGCTGATTGAGCGTCAAAAGCACTAGAAGCTGGTTCTACATAGTATATTTTATTACCTGGCTGAGTCGCCATTGCATAATTTACAGATATAGCTAAATCTTTTGTTTGGTCATCATACCCTTCCATGACAAGCATTGGTTGAGATGCAACGTGCAAACTATGAATTAAATCAGCCTGTCTTTGAAAATGTGCAAGATTTAAATATGCAATATCAAGTAAAGGTGGTTTGCTTACTAAATTATCTGTTTTGCCAGAATAAATTGTTACTAAAGGTATTTCTCCAAGAGAAAATTCTCCAGATTCTACTTGCTTGTAATCTTTATCAGATGATCCAGCTTCAAAACTGCCAGCAGAACTTCCGTCTGATACATCATACATTTCCTCTATCTGTTCTTTTTTACGAAATACTCTGTAACTTCCTGGTTCGATTACTCTTACTTGGTCGAATACTTTCTCTCCAAACTGTCCGTCTGGGAGTACAGCTTTTTCGCCAAGTCTTACCTGTATTAAGTTTCCGTAATTAGATTCCCTATCTAGTCTCCAGCCGTAAAGATTATTTGGATCGACTTCAATCCAATAAGGTCTGCGGTTCTGTTGACGTTCTTCCGCAAGACTAACAGCACCAGAAGGTGCTGGATAATCTACAAGAATATGACTTTGACCATAAGTTAAAGAACACATCAATAATCTTCTAGCATATTCATCTAAATCTGACTTTCTGCCATCTACATCCATCTTGAACATTTCTGTCCAATATGGATCTCCTGTAAGTGCTATCGGTTTTCTTAATACAAGACCTGTGGCTGCTCTGATTAATCTTTGGGTAAATGGGGAAAACACAGCACGATTTACCCTGGCTAAGTAGGCATCATAATCTTCTCTTGGCTCTAATGGTAGAAATGTTTCGCTATTTGTTCGGAGGTAGTCTGTTCCTTCGGTTACGGCTTTCATTATTTCCCAACCCTTCATCATGTCTAGGACAGCCCTCGTGCGAGTAAAAGGACTGTCTATCCCACCTACAGAAGTAGATGAGATAATATTAGTTCTAATTGGTCCAGGTACAGCGTAAGTCATTTAACACCTCCATCTTTTTAAAGCTAACGCTTTTCTAGTGGGTCTGCCTTTTTTGTCTTTTAATGGACCTGGCATACCTTTCATACGAGCACAAAAAGATTTCCTTCTTGCTGCACGTTTTCCTGTTGGATTCTTCTCGGTTACAGGTGCTTGAAGGTTAGATCCTGTCGCTCTGTTGTATTTTGCACGGCCTTTTGCTGTTAAACCTCCCTTTTTGGACTTTTCGCCTCTTCCTACAGATAAACTAACAGATTTACGTTTTCTCATTTGCCCACCTTTGCCTGTGCTTTTTTATGGGCTTGGGTAAAAGTATCTCCTGCTCTCATTCGCCTTTTCATAAACTCCATGTGCTTTGCACTATGATGCTCAGAATGTTTTTCTAATAAATTTTTTTGGCGAGTGGTAAGTTTCACTTCTTTTTCTTTTTTTTCTTAGAACGTAGTTTTTTAAGATCAGCAGCCGTAATCTTATCCCGTGGTGGAGCAACAGCAGCGAGTTTGCGTTGTTTACTCGAATAAGATCCTTTAGGCATTAGACAGAAGCGGTAATAGCCCCAGTTGTTACAAAACTAACTGATATTGTAGAAATTTCGCCAACAGTAGAAGCAAATGAAGTTCCTGTAATAATTCCGTTAAAATTTAATTTTTTACTACCTGATGTGTCTAGGAAAAGATTGAATGTAGCATCGCCAGCATCTTCTGTTGTTAATACATCACTAATAATTTCAGCAGTATCATCTCCAGATGTTGCTGTGTAAAGAAGATCAACAGTTCCAGAACCAGAAATTAAGCTACCAACAAAACTTCTTGAGGTTGCACCATGAGAAGTAGTTTCTAATGTGTCCTTTGTTGTATCTAAAGTCCAAGCTGTTGTAGAAGCTATAGCTCCTGCTGTTCCAGTTCCGTTATCAAATGATACAGAGCCTTCTTCGCCACGAAAAAATGCCATGATTTCAATAAAATTTTACTTATACGACTATCTTACCTTGAAACTGCGTTTTTCACAGTTATTTTTTCTTTTTAGTTGATTTTTTAGTACTTTTTTTCTTCTTTCCCTTGCGTACAGAAGCTATGTAACCCTGACATCTTGCCATTGCGTGAGATTTTGCCATTTTTTAACTCTTTTTACGTTTTTTACGTCTATGTTGGTATGTTATCTTCTTACTGCTAGTTTTCTCACGCTTAAAACGTGCTTTTTCACTTGCTGACATCTCTCCGACAGTCTTAGGTGTCTTACTTGATACACGTTTACTGGGTCGGCAAGCTGGATAACCTCGTTTTTCGCCTTTTGAACGACCACAAGGCTTGCCAGTTTTTACATCTACCCAATTTTCCTTAAACCAACGAGTTAAACCACCCTTTGCTCTAGGATTTGGGCTACTTTTTGCCACGCTTTCTCTCCACTCGGTAAGTACCGCCACGTTTTTTGTACTCTCGTACAAGCCACGCATTAGCATAAGCACTTGGATATACCTTGAACTTACGCTTGGCTTCGGCTTTTACTCTAGCGTAAAGAGCTTTATTTACAGGAACATTCACTACGCTTCTTACCTCCTTTCTTTTTCTTCTTCTTTTTCTTAGTCGTAGAATGGTACATAGTAAGAATTAAGTAGTTCTTAATATATTCTAAACGAAGTTTGGCCTAATGTCTCTGGTTTGACAAGGTTAAATTGCTGTAAACATAAATACCCGAAAGCGTCAAACGCATGGTCAACTCCCAGATTTTTATTTGGTAATCCCGTATTTGGTGCATAAGTCAAAGTTCTGAGTGCTTTTATTAATTCTTTACATCGTGGATGGATAAAAGTTCTGCGATCTCCATTTGCATCATATAAAGCTGTATTTACTGATGTAATTTTATCTCTGATCTTCCAAGGAGATTTTGGACTCATAACTGTAAAACCACTCCTCCTGAGAATATTGTGGTCCGTAACTCCGACTCCACTTGTTTTTCTCGCACTACCAGTAGGGTCAGGGCAAGCAATAATTCGCCTATCTACCCCATACCTTCTGATAACTTCCTCAGCAAAATCCCAAGTTGTTGCTCCTCCCGTCAACATAATCTCGTCAAAAACATAAAGACAGTCGTTATGCTTGACCGCACAAATTCCTGCCATAGGGTCCACGTTAAAATCTAATCCCAAAATTAATGGCAACATCTGTAGATCCTGGACTTCGCTACTGATGTTCTCGTCATTAAAACTGACCGCTACCAATCCCGTAAGATTTTCGAAACTTGCCTCAAATTCTTGCTTGAATGTTCTACTATCTAATTGGGCTTTGGCTGCCTCGACTTCCTCAACTGGAACATTGCCCCCGTCTACTGTGGTAAAACTCCATCTCTTCCAATCTCCACTCATATCTTCTGGAACGTAACACCATAAATCGTAAAACCAGCTTGCCGTGCCATCGGGTGTTGAAATGAAAAGTGCCCACCCCTGTTTATCTGCCAGTGCTGGTCTAATAACCTGGAACCATACGTCAGAATCCATGAAGGCTGCTTCATCTAATACAACACCAGCTAAACTTCTACCTCTTAACGTGGTTGCGTTTTCTGTTCCTTTCAACTCGATAAGTGAGCCATTTATTAGTTCAATCTTTAAATCTGTTTCATTTTTTGATTGAATCCACTCTCTTGGCACGAGTTTCTTTAGTTCCTTCCATGCAATGTCTTTTGCCATGCGATATGTTGGTGCACAATAAAAATATGTTTCGCCTGGTCGTTTGATCGCAGCATTTACAAGTTCGATACAAGATAAATATGATTTTCCAAATCTTCTGCCAGCCACCAGTACCCTAAATCGGTTTTTCGCATTGAACACCTCCCCCTGTGCCCATCTCAATGTTAAGTTTTCTCTTGTTTTTACACTCATGTAGTACAAAATAACCCTAATTTTAATTTATTTTGTAGTTTTTATCGACTAATTTGCTATTTTAAGGTTATTATTCAATTAATAACATAAGTTTCAGTCCGTGACAGAAGCA